ATGTCTTTGTCCTGTTTTACTTCCTCAAGATTATGTAACCACACTCTTCTCAAGTCTTCAAACACAACATAGTTAGTGCCTTTTCTGATAATAGTTCCTTCGTCACCATCTATTGTTTTCACAACATCACCAACATTCCAAATCTCTCCACGAATATAAAGGTCACGATTTAGTTCTTCCATTGTAAGATTGAACTCTTCTTTGACGCCCATAAACTTACGAACATCATTAAATAGTTTCTCTCCATCTGTGAATCCTGTTGGAAGACCAGATTCAAATCCATACTCTGTTACTCTACCTCTTGCATCAACAATATTTTTATACTGATTTCTCATGGCTGCAGCTCGCATTTTAGATGCAGACATTCCTGTTACACCCTCTGCGTCTGGGTCACGTTCTCCAGCAGATACTACCTTAATATCATCGAATCCGTAGAAACCGTGTCTACCCTCTACACCATTATACTTGTCTAATAAGTTTGAAAATTCATCCACTCTATCAGAACCAACAACCATAACGACTGCTTTGTGTCCTTTGTTGTGTAGTTCAACTGCGATATCGAATACATTTCTTGCACGACTGACTGTAATGTTTCTTTTATACTTTGGAAACATCTTCTTCATGTATGCGACTTTTCTTCCATGAGGAAGTGGGTCTTTCTTTGGGTTCTGGGAATGAGATGGATACACATACATGGGAGCGCCAGGGTTCTTCCCCTGTTCCTTTGCAAGTGCGTCTATAAGTTTTTCGTGTCCAGTTGTGGGTGGATTGAATCTACCAAATGTGAATACAGCAGTATCACCTCTTGCTTCTTTAAAAGTCTTCATATCAATCTCCCACCGCATCAGCACCAGCCATTGCTGCCTTGTTCTTTTTAATTCTTTCACCTTCACCAGCTTTTAGTTTTCTAAGAATCTTCTGTGATATCTTGTCAATCACTTTACGTTTCTTGGCAACAATCTTCTGGTCAATCTGAATACGTTTTTGCATGGGGAGTTCTTTGTAGTTAACCTCTGGGCCTAAACTACGTTTGATAACCATCATTTTTGCTTGACGTTTTGCAATCGCCTGTAACGCATCTGGGTCACGGCGTCTTATTCTTGCTCTCTTCTTCTTCATCTTAGTGGATGACTTTCTCGCAAGAATTTTCATACGTCTACTCATTTTTCTGCGATTCTGCATAATTTGAGCAGGCGTTGCTTTTTCATCCATTTCGTCTTCAAATAATTCTTTAAAAGTTCTCATTTATCCCATGCCTTTATTGCAGTAAAGTTATTAAAACTAAATTCCATTCTGTCAACAAGTTTTACTGCATCGCCTGATACTCTGTCAATTGCAACATAACCTTCTGGGTTTGTCACCTTAAATCCATTACTAGTCTTAATAAAAGTATCAGTTAAACCTTTAACACTATTTAGTTTTTTTACAATCCCCATCTTTGCATTTACCAAATGCGATTGGAACGCAATAACCGCTTCTAAGTTTGTTAAATCTTTCTTAAATTCTCTTGCGTATTCTCTACCTTTTGTTCTCAGAACATCTTTACTTTTCTCAGTTTTTACCTTGTCAACCTCTTTTGCAAAATGATTTTCAACCCAAGTGATATATCCAGCAGCGTGTTGTTTTGGATTCTTGATTGCTTCACCCTTACGAACCTTTGAGTTGTTATATGTCTTGAGTGATGCACCAACCAGTTTACCTGTCAGTGAATTCTGTAATCTAAGGAACTTAGATAGTTTCGCAGAGTTAATTTGATGGAATGATTTACCAGCATTTGACAAGTGACTAGTTACTTCTGCATTTTCAGTTGATGTAAATGTTGCAGTACCAGATGCATCTTTGTATGTTGCATCATCCATCCATACTGTGGATGTCTTTTTTAGTTTACTGATGTTTGCACCGAATGATGCTTTCATATCTTGCAGTGCAGAACCAGTATATGTTGTATGCCATACGACACCAATCTTTGCACTGTTGATTACTTTACCAAGGTCACTATCTTGTGGAACAGCATATACAATAGTATTAGGCTGAAAAGTATAATACTTTGTGCCGTCAATGGTTGTTTTTTCAACATCGTCTGTAAACATGAGGTCACCTTGTAGTACCCCTGTGATACCCAACTTAGAAAATTCTGCAAGTGCGATTTTAAATTTAGAATTAAGTGTTCCAGATAAATCATCATCTATTTCTGCCTCCGTCTTGTAGAGTTTTGGTTCTACGTTAAACACAGATTTCTTTGCAACAAAAAACTTATTATCTTCTGGGTCAATACCAGCAAATATTGCAGGCGCCCCATCCCACTTCACAGTCATGTTTACTGAACTACGACTTGCACCAGAAAACATATCTCTTAATGAACGCATGAAGTTGATTGCAGCACGACCACCAGGCACACCAAAGTTAAGTATTTCATCCTCAATATGTTCTAAGTGCAGATTCTTTCCTGCCTTATTTTCCATCAAACTAATCATTTTGCATATGCTGGATTTGCCTTGTAATCACACATAATATGTGACGGATACAATCCACCCTGTTTGTTACGAATGTTGATTTTGAAAATATACATTTTGGTCACCACTTCGATATCAATTCTCTTTGCAGTTCCCTTCTTTGGATATTGAACCTTGACACTACTTACTTTTGCAGCATCCATCATCTTTCTACGATTCATCTCATAGAGTTCAACACCCTTTCCTTTTTTGTGTACCATCCAGTAACCCATACCGACACCAGTTACTAACAACTGTAACAATGCTCTCATGTTTACTTTTCTGGTTACATCTACAATATCTTTTGGAGCTCTTTTAGTTGCAGTCTTCTTATCGTATCCTTCAAAGGTTTCGATGAATCTTTTTTCATCAATACCAAGCATACCAAGAAGTTGTTTTGCATTTCTGTTTGTGATTTTTCCTGCTTTAAACTGGTCTTCTGTAAAAATAGTTGCAACACCAGCATTGAAAAATGTAACAGTTCCACCGTATTTCAGTGAGAGGTAATATGGATTACCATCACCATTTACAGTAATGTCTGTTACATACTGACCAATGTTGAGTTCTCTACCTTTGATGAGAGCGCCAATATCTGTAAACACAAGTGGTCTACGAGTATTTGCACCACCATCTAAACTTACAGTGATTTCAGAATGTTTTGATAACACCTGTGAGTGAAAGTCTTTCATGAAGTCTGGATACTTGAAGTTTGGTGAATCAATGCCTTCTTCAATGTAGGTATTGAGGTCTTTGAAGACTTGTCCTTCAAAACCAAATCCCATAGATTTAGTTCCAGTACCACCTCTTGAACCATTACCAGCAGAAATCTTGAAACCATATGTTCCAGATAGTTTTGCAAGGTCTAAATCATCTGCGACTGAACGCATGATTTTGATACCTTTTTCTTTTGTACTTTTGGATATGGCAATAGGGTCTGCAACACCAGTTTGTGTTACGACATCTGTGAATAGCGCCTTTAGTTTTTCCTTATCATGAGGAATATCTAATTCGTCTATTTCGCCTTCAGACTTGGGAATAATATCGTATGCTTCAGATACGAAATTAGTAAAACCTTTCATCTCAATCACTCCATATAATTATACTTCTATTTATATTATAAGTGATTTGGGGATAAAGTCAACCCCTCATTGTCAAAAAATTAGGTAGTGGATACTCACCAAATGGTTTGTGTTTGTTTAGATGGTGGCAAACCCTTGTTGCATCTTCTTCAAATTCACAAGCTTGCACAACTCTTTGTGTTGGAAGTTCGATGACTTCCCATAGTTTTGTCTCAAGGTTTACGTCAGTATAGTATTTGATATCCTGTTTCTTCTTATACCTTGAGGTCAGAGAATTTCTCATATCCTTTGCTCTTTCCAGCAAACGGTGTGTTATCGAATACATTTTCGTCTTGTCCACTATCAACTAAATCTTCCTGTGCTTCCTGTTCACAATCATACAGACGCATCTTTGCTCTGTCTACTCCCAATACAAACCTTTTGTTCATTGTGGGGTCATTGTATCGGTTCTTCAACTGTTTGACTACAATCTGGTTGAGGTCTTCTAGTTCCTCTGTCGAGATGAGTGCAAACATCAAATCTGCCGTTGCAGGCAAACCAAAACTTTCTGAAGTGTCTTCAAGTCCGATATCTGTCGAGGTGTAACCAGTTCTAGTTGTCTGGGTTGCAGACATAATCGGCACATTTGTTTCTACTGCAAGTCCTCTAAGTTCTTCTGCAATCGCTTTGATATAGAAGTATGAACCTACATTTGCATTTCCTTTGAATCTTGAAGATGCACATATATTTAGATAATCAATAAAAATAATGTCTGGTCTAAAACTACGCTTCAGTGCGAGTTCCTTGATAAGACTTCTAAAATGTCCAACGTGTGCTGACGCAGTTGGATATTCTTTGATAATTAACTTTCCGTTTGTCTTTTTCTGTATCTTGGATAACTGTGTTTCAAACATCTTTTTCGGAAGTGAATGTAAGTCATCCATAGTTATATTCATTAGGTTTGCATCAATACGTTCTGCAATGCGTTCTTCTGCCATCTCTAAGGTGATGTACAGAACATTCTTTCCTTGCATAAGTGT